GTCCGCGCTGCGGGTGATTTGCTGCTCAGCGGGCCCCGTGGACGTGGGGAGATCGGCTGAAACAGTGGGCGCATACGTGCGCCGAACGCCACCGGACGGGGTGGATTTGGGTACCTGCTTGAACACAACGCCGGCTAAGCGCGTGCTGGTTGCAGATGATGATTCCATGGGCCGCCACTCACCAGAATGGGACTGTACATCCCCAACCAACCGCATAGTAGCGGACGCGCCGTGCAGTCTCTTGGCATTCTGTTTAGCACTGGAGACCAGATTTTGGGCGATTACGGTGGGGACCCCACTAGGCCAACGGCCCGCACGGAGACTGCCGGCACAGGGTCGACTATACAATGGCTGACCAAGCCATCTTCGGAAACCGGGAAAGCCAATTGAGTAGGAAACTCTACCACTTACCAGATCCCATAAACATACATCGAGCCGCAATCAGGCGGGTCGGGAAACCAAACCCCGGGAAACCCCTCCGGGGAACGGAAAGTGGGTACACCTACCCTACACGACACACGAGGGCCGTGCCCGGATGGCCCCAGCAGGAGTGGCATTGCCACGATCCGCTTAGAAAGGGCCATGGGGCTCGGTTCACTCAACGTGGTCATGATCGGGTGGAGGCATAGGCGCATCACGCCGGGCTCGCTGGTTGCCACCGCGGCGGGCACGCAACCGTGCATCCTCCGCGGTATTTACCACGAGCATAATCCGGCGGACCGCTTCACCCACATCATCAGGAGTCGGGCCGGTGACGACAACTGCCGCCGGGGACGGGGAGCCGCGGGTGTGTGTAATACGGACTACACACCCGGTCTCAGTCTGGAGAGCCTTGACGGCCTCACCCTTCGACCCGATCAGCTTGCCGACAACCTTCGCAGGAACTGAGAGCTCCGACTTGCACGCCTCAGCAGCCGCACGCGCTTCCGCGGCGGCGTCGCGCTCAGCGCGAGTGCCAACGTCGAACACTCCAGTCCCGCGTCCCTGATCCGGTGGGCCCGGGCGAGCGTCGTGAATGAGGTCAAGGACTCGGGGGGGGTCGGTTGGGCCGGCGGCGCGACGCTCGGCGGCGCGCGTGGCACCACCCAGAGGGGTGGCCACGCGCTGTTCCGCTGCGTCAAGTACGCCGTCG